ATCCTATTGCCGAGAGCCTATTGAAGTTGTCTGTTGACGCTCCATTCCGTCTTGGAGACTTTGTTGCCCTTCGATCTATTGATGATGCTGGGCTTGTTTCCGCAGATGAGACTGGCGTTCAGGATGACCCTGACCTTATGACTGAGGACCTCCTCAATCGATTGAATGTTCTCCTCGCCGAGACCACCCGCATGTTCAATGTTGCAAGCGCTGCTAATGAGCAGGGCATTGCAAACTTCCTTGCTGGTCGAGCAGAAATGCTTCAGAAGTGGACTTGGCAACTTCGCGCCTCTGGCGTAGAGGTTGTGGAGGAGGTTGAAGATCCTAATGTCAACACTCCAGAGGATATGTCTATGAAAAGCATTGCTAAGAGCGTCAATGCTCCTTGGAAGATTACTTTCCCTATCTCGAAGGCTGAGCAGCGCGCTGACGGATTCTACATCCTTGGCGAGGCTTCTGGACCAGAGATTGATGCCACTGACGAGCGCATGGCTCCTGATGCTATTCAGCGATTCGCTGAGCAGATCAGCCAGAATGCATTGACCAATCCTCTCCCATATCGTGATGCTCATGCTCAGGATGGCGTTCTTCGCGATCTTGGCTCGATCGTCCGCGCATGGATTACCGATAAGATGCACCTCGGTGTCGAGGTCAAACTTGATGAGGCAAATCCTGCAGCAATGTATTTGTTCGCTCAACTCCAGAAGGGCAAGCAGTTTGGCATGTCCGTCGCTGGAGCAGTCCGATCGTATAAGGATGAGTTCCTGCCAGATCTTGGCAAGAATATTCGTACCTATTACGATGTGACCTTGAACGAGATTAGCAACACCACTCGACCTGCGTGGACCCCTTCCTTCGGAACGGTTCTGCACAAGGCGATCGACGATGTTCCAGCCGAAGAGGTTGAGACCGTTGTTGCTCCTGAGGTACAGGTTGTTGCTCCTGAGGCTGAGGCTGTTGTCGCCGAGCCTGAGGCTCCTGTTATTGAAGCATCTGAGCCAACGGAAGCACCTCTTGAGGAGGCTGTCGTTTCCGAGGGCGAAGTTGAGAAGGATAGCAATCCAGAGCATGAAACTCCCTGCGAATGCGGTGAGTGCGGTGCCGAGGTAGTTGTCCCCGAAGTTGAGGTTGAGGCTGATGTAGAGAAGGTTGGGCGCAAGATTAGCGCCGAGACCGCCTCTCGCCTCCTTGCCCTCCACGAGGAAATGACCGCTGCGCTAAAGGAGTTTGGTCTCCTTAGCGAAGAGGTTGAAGATGAAACTGCGAAGTCGGTCTCTAACGCCGATGAGTCCAACCTTGAGGAAGTCGCCATCGAACCTGAGAAGGAAACCGTTGTCGACGAAACTGAGGAACTCAAGCGTGCTCTTGCTGAGGCATCCGCTCGCATTGTGGAACTGGAAAATAGCCCTGCCGTTTCAGCCCCGCCTCTCATTGAGCGTGGTGAGACGACTCAGGACGATGTGATGGCAAATCTTGCCAGCATTTCACCTTCTGATCGTCTGCGACTGGGTCTTGCTCTTGCTCACCGCAAGTAGCGATAAAAGAAGGAAATAACCCAAATGGATGTCAATAGCGTTCGCAAGGCGCTCGACATTGCCGCTGGTTCTAGCGCTTATCTGATCCCTCTGGTGATCGATGAGGCTATCCGCGACTATGTGTCGAAGGAGCCTGTTCTTTATAATGCCGTCACCAAGATGCCTTGGGCGACGAACACCTATTTCGTTCGCAAGCGTACGGCTAACCCAACCGCTTCGTGGGCGACCGACGGCGGCTCGCTTCCGTCGGCAACGAACACGACGCATGTCCGCGTTGCTGTTCCTGTTGCTTACCTCTACACCCGTGGTGAGGTGACTGGTCCCCTTCAGCGCGCCGCTGGCTCGCTTATCGATGCGCTCGCGCTCGAGATTGAGGCTCACAGCCGCATTCTTGCCGAGAAGTTGTCAACCGACCTCGCCACTGGCGACGGCACGGGCAACGGCATCAAGGGTATCTACCAGCAGATTACTGATGCGGACGGCGCCAGCGCCGCTTCGACGGTTACGACGAGCGGTGCACTCACCCTCGCCGCGATCGATTCAGCGATCGACGCTTCCCTTGGTCAGGTTGACCTCATCGTGGCTGGTCGCGCTGTCAAGCGCAAGATCAACTCGCTCCTTGTTGCGCAACAGCGCTTCATGGATCAGACTGAGATTGCCGCTGGCTTCCGCGTCATGACCTATGATGGTATTCCGATCGTTACGGATCTGCATGACGAGAAGTCGGACAAGATTGCCTTCGTCCGCCGCTCGGATGCGAAACTCCTTGTTCACCAGGACTTCACCTATGAGGAACTGGCAAAGACCAAGGACTCCACGGACTTCATGATCAAGGGCTACTTCGGGTTCGCGCTCGAGGGTCGTCCAACGGTCCTGAGTGGCTTCACCGCCGTCTCGTGATTTGGTCAAACCTAGCCTAGCGTGCTAGGATAGGTTGTTGCTACGGGCTGGGGGCTTCGGCTCCCAGCCCAGCGCAGCGAAAGGAGCCACCTGATGGCAGAGTTAAAGCACATGTTGTACAAGGTAGATCTAGCACTTTACTTCTACGACGGGGAAGTTCCCGTAGTAGATGGAGTTGTTGAGATCCCAGACGATCGACCAGAGTGGTGCCTAAATGCATACCATAAGGGCTATCGTCTAGACGCAGAGACCGGGGCTGAAGTTGATCCAAATGTTTGGATCGAGGCTTTAGATCCTCAGAGTGCCAAGAGCGCAGGAGTCAAGATTGAAAGTACTGATTCTGGGCGACAGCCCATTCTCGAAGACGGGGTTCGGTCGAGTACACAGGATGGCGATGGAAGCCTTCCTAAGCAAGGGCTGGGAAGTGGCAACGGTGACGGGGCTGCAGACAGCGCCAGTGAAGACCGACCTGCCCGTAAAGCAGTACGCACCAAAAAGTAACGACCCAATCGGTCTGGCAACAATACCAGAAGCGATTGAGGATTTCAAGCCTGACCGCATTTTCTCGGCTGGAGAGCCGGGATCTCTATCTGCTCTCTCTATGGTTATTCCAGCACGCATTCCGTTTACGGCATATTGCGTGATTGAGGGCGAACCGATTGCACTTCAAGAGTGGCGGTCACTTCTCTCGACGATTCAGTTCATCACCTGCAGCGAGTACGGGGCAAAGGTAGTTCGCCAGTCGCTTAACAAAGAAGTTGACTGGGCTTACCATGGAGTGGATACTGATGTATTCCGCCCAGACGATACGCGCAGGGATGAAGTGAGAAAGAACCTTGGCTGGAACGACAAGTTTGTTGTAATCACTGTTGCTGCCAATGTTCGACGCAAGCAGCACCCACGCCTCTTTGAGGCTATGGGAATCTTGCGAGATGTCTACAAGCAAAAAGATATTCTACTTTACGACCATACTGTTCCGTTCCAGAGGTTCTGGCTTGAGGGCTGGCACCTTCCGCAGGTTGCTCGATCTCTTGGCGTTGAGGATATGATTATGTTCAACCCTGAGATGGAGAACTTTGGAGACGGAATCCCAGAGCGAAGCGATGGCGATAAGCCAACGCTTCCAGATCTCTACAGGGCTGCAGACCTATTCGTACTGCCAAGTCAGGTAGAAGGATTTGGGCTGCCAATCGCCGAGGCGATGGCGTGCGGCACCCCTGTTGCAGTCACTAAGTACGCTGCTGGATGGGAAGTTGCTCGTGGCGCTGATGGCGCTGGTATCCCAGTTGCTGACTGGGAGATTCACAAGAGCGGAACGCGATATGCAAATGTTTCTCCGCTCGATATTGCGAAGACGATTATTTCGCTCAAGAGAGACCCTAAGCGTCTCAAGCGCATGCGAGAAGCAGGCTTGAAGCGCGCATCAGAGTTGAACTGGAGCGAGTTTCAGGAGAAGATTTGTGACGCTATTGAGGACGCCAAACCGTACGCTCCGTAGTCGCCTAAAGCGCGGATTCGCCCCAATAGGTGGTGTTGTTAAGCGCATTACTAGATCGCAAAAAAGATTTCAAATCAAGGGACGCAAGCGTGTTACTCGTAAGTACGGAGAGATTGCAAAACTTCTTATTCGTATCAAGACAAGCAGAGGACGAATCGGGCTAAGGGCTAAAACGGCACGCTCACTGGGCGGTCGTCGTGGTCTCCTGATTGTGAAGGGACGAAAGAGGACAAAGCCTAGAACATGAGTAATCTTATTACCCTTGAGTATTTCAAGAGCCTTCCACTTGGTATCAAGCAAACAACGCTTGAAAAATTGACTAATGATTCTTTAAATAATTTTATTGCCACTGCCTCTGAGCAGGTTCGAAAGTATTGCGATCGTCAGTTTGATGTTACCACCATTACAAATGAACCGCATTACACGAAGACCATGCGACGAATGGTCCTTGAGCAGTACCCAGTTATCTCACTAACAAGTATTAGTTGGACTGATGATACTGGTCAGACTGGAACGCATGATCCGTCAGACTTTCGTATCCTTCCCGGCGGCATCATTGAGTGGAAGTTGACGCGATTTCCCGCTCCATTCCTTCAGGGTCGTATCTACTACATTACCTATAGCGCTGGCTATACTACGATCCCCGGTCCAGTTCAGCATGCTACCGCACTCTGGGTCACTGAACTTCTTCAGCCAGCATATGCTGGTCCATCGAACGATGCTCCTGAGTTGGTCACACTGACCTCCCAGCAGATCGGTGAACTTCTGGAGTCGTATCGCCGCCGTAGGATTGGCTAATGGCATACGCAACGATTACCGTTACTGTTGATTCCAAGCGGGCTGAGGAAACGATTGACCTCATTCACAAGAGACTTCGGTTGGATATCAACAAAGGTCTTGTGAAGTCTACTCGCAAGGCTGGCGAGAAATATTTAGAGAACTTTGAGTCTGAGGGTCATAAGCATAAGGCTTGGGACCCTCTTGCGGAGAGCACTGTTCGAAGCCGAGAATCTCTTGGCTTTGCTGGAACCTCTCCAATCCTTGAGCGAAGCGGGCATTTGAAATCTGTAGCAATCGAATCGATGCTAAAGATTAATGGACCGTATCATGTCAGCAAGACCGATAACTATCGCGGTCTTCCTGTTGAGGTTGCTGCAGAGTTCAAGTCAACTGGCGACAAGGGATGGATCACATTCCACGGTCGAGGTTGGAAGTTCGTTCACAATG